CCCAAACTTTACATACACAAGTAGAACAAGATGGAATGAGCTGCTATTGACCTTTACTAAAAGGCCTGGTGTTGTGAGGGTGTCTTTTGACACCCAATATGATTTTATTGTCAAAGTTCACACATAGTTTTAGCCTAGCATGTCTTCATCAATGACACCCACTTCGTCATCTTCATAATCATCCACTCGGATTGAGTTAGGGTCTCTCTTTAATGACCTATAGAGCTTCTTTGACATATCAAGAAATCTTGTCTGTGTGAAGCCCTTCTCTATAACTCTTCTGATTGATTGCCTGCCCATCTTGACAATGAGATGGTCAATGAACAGATCCATGAGTGGGTGCGATACCATGATGAGGTTGCTAGTCTCTTTGTAGTGTGCTGGCCCAAATAGTTCAACATCCGCAGCATCAAATTGTTCAAATTCGAATTGCCCCTCAATATCATCATGTAGCTCATTAGCCATTTCCTCGAAAACATTCGAATGAATGTCCTCCATCATGAGGTCCATTAGCGAGTCAATGTCTACTTTTGCAAGATCAGCATTGATTTGAACAGATGAGAATAGTGTGCCTACCTTTTGCCTTAATGAGGACTCAGTACAGATCTTTATAATATTTGACAGTTTCTCAGCATCTATAGTTTTGATTACTCTGACTCCTTCTGCTATATCTAAGATGACGTCAAGATACGCAATAGGAAGTGAGGAGCATGACACCCATGAATGGCTTGGTTCTTTTGAGAAGAGTAAAAGAGAGGACATGACATCAACAGCTGGGCCAGTCTTGAGAATTGATGGACTTAGATCTCCATCAGATGAAGTATATGAGAGAACATGAAGGTGTCTCTTGTTCTCTGCCTCAATATAAAGATTGACTGTTGAGTTCCTAACTTTGAGCTTAAGCTGCTTGTATGCAAATGTTCTGACATCGACCATGGGTCTGTCTTGTATGATAACTGGAGCACCAAATGGCTTATTCAGGCCAAACATTCTGAAGCCTGTCAGCCAAAATCTGGTAGCTCTTGGGGCCCTGTCTGAGAAGTCTGATGTATTTTTAACTCCCATATCTTCAGCCCATGATCTCAAGCCCTGGCAAATTTCCCAAGGCCCTCTCTTGGTGTAGATGTGCACTTCTGTTATCTGTGGACTAAAACCACTCTTATTATCTATATTGACCTGAACTTGGATGCCATCTATAGTGCCTCTCCATGAACCACGGCCATAGTAGTGGACATTCCCATCTCTTACTTCTGATTTCTGGGCTAGCACAAAACCACCAACAATCCCTGCACCAACCTCTTCAATAACTTCCAGTATTTGCTCATCATTGTTGGAGTACCTCTGCATTATTCCAATCAGGTTTGTCTTAGTCTTTCCGTCAGTTGGTTTTATCTCTATTTCAGGCAGTTTGGTTAACACCTGAAATACTGAGACCAGTTTTGAATTGTCAGTGTAAGGTCCCTGCAGTATGCAAAACAAGAGATGTTTTGCCAACTCACTTGCGACACTTCTGGACATCCCACTTATATCCTCAACTCCTTGTAGATGGCCGTTCTTGCTGAAGTTGTCTCTGATGACCATGGCAAGTTTGCTGATGCCAGATCTCTTCTTCACTGGAGCTCCAGTTATTCTAACTGTTCTGGTTCTGCCTTCAAATCTGGCAAAGAAGTTTTTTATCTGGATGTGGTTGCTGAGTGGTGATGCAGCAAGAGTTGACTCTGTGTCATCTCTTAGCCAACGAACAATTTTCTTAAGCCTGTCCCATTCAACTCTGAACATCGTTTCTCCAATCTTGCTTTTCTGAGTTGCGAACCATTTATCTGACACAAGCTTCTCAGGACTCACTCTCATAGTTTTTTGATCATTGAAAATAACAACTCTGGTTTGAGTTGCTTCTTTCCTGCTTACTCTGGGAATCAACTCAATTTTCCCCTTATTGTAGATGATAGAATCAAGCATTTCAAGTTCCTCTACATTAGGGAATAAAAAGAGTATGTCTTCTGGCTCTATGTCATTGAAGCCAGTGAATCCATCATATGCAGCCATCTTATGCAAGAGACTGTATTTGGAATCTTCCAAAAAATTGAATTCTGGCCTGCCTGTGTCCTCAAAAATAGATGCTGAGAGGAAATATACACAAGAAGCCATAACTTTTGCAACTGCGTTGCCTGTAGATAATGAAGAGACCACTCCTGGACTATGAACTTTCTCAGCAATCCTGAGCATGATCTCCTGGCCTGTTCTGGGAGCTCTATACAGAATTTCTGGATTCTTATTAATTTGATCAATCCAATCATCTGGAATGTGTAGTCTCTGTCTTAGATTCTGGAACTTTTTTCTAGAACCCCATTTAAGAGATGAGCTCAGAATTAGAGCCCCGCCAGGACTAACACTACAGGTTTCTGTAATCTCACCATCCTCAGGAGTCATTGATCCTTTAACCTTCTTTAGAAAAAATGCATACAGTTTCTGCAAGTCAGTGCAAGTGATTGCTTTGAAAAGGTTAAATCTGAAACCACCTAAACCAGAAGCATAAGGGTTATCAAAGAGAAAGAAGCCCAATCCAGGATCTTGCCATCTTCTGATTGCCTTTATAAACTCTTTAAATAGATCTGACGTCCCCATTCCCATGAGCTGGTAATGCAGAGTGCACTGTGCTTGCTGGATCATTGCAGCCAGTGAGAAAGAGCCACCCCCTTCAGTCACAGCTGTCATCAGATTTGATGCTTCTTCTTGCCTTGCAACCAGAGTTTCCACTTCTGGCAAGCTACAACAAGCTGCTATCCATCTGATAGTAGGCCTAACGTGCTGAGAGTGGAAGAAGAATTCAGAGTTGTACTCCATGACAAAGTCAGTGTTTGATGTTGATTTTTCAGAAGGGTATATAGCCACATAGACTCCAAGGAGTTTTTTTACTCGAAAGCAGATGGCTGCTGCAACCTTGCATCTGGCTAGTAGTCTTGGCTCTGAAGCGGGGAAGCTTACTAACATACTGCTGTCATCAGACCCCTGCATCATATCACAGACAATCTGTGAACCCATGTCAGGTTGCACTTTCATGCTGAAGATCTTAAAGGTCAGTGAACGGATGTATTCTTGGTGTAAGGTATGAAGTAAAGATGAAGTGAAATGCAAGATTCCCTGCATCATGCCTGTTGTGGTCTGTATATAGGTTCTTCCCTTATCAATCCATGGCACCTGAATCTCCCCATGATATGCTTTATAAAGCGTCGTAACGAACTCATCCTCAATGCTAAACTCTCTGTGTCCATCTAGGATCTCGACAAATCTCAAATTCATTAGCATGAACTTTCTTGTGAACATTGAACAACCTCTAATGATGACTGGCCACCACTTAGGATGTGTGAATTCGCACAGCATGAGAGCAAACTTGGTAACAAAGTGTCCTTGGTTCCACTTCCTAGCATCATCAGAAGTTGCACAAGTCCAAACTGACTCCTTACAGTGCCTTTTTGCCCTGATTGCATGTGTTTCAGGAATCTTTGACTTGTTGGCAGGATTACACAGAGTGTCAGAGGCAAAGAATTTGCCAATGCTCTTCGCAATTCCTTCAACAACACTCTGAACAATCCTCTCCTCGGGCGCCATCACATAGATCTCCCTAGTCCCTCCATGCTGTTGTTTTTTGAAGAGACAGATGTGCATTGCCCCTCTATTTTCAACCTTCTGCATGCACTCATCAAACATTTGTAATGCATGAGTTTTCCCAGTAGATGCAAACTCTGACATCTTCACGATCAGTTTGTCTCTTGTGTAATTTTTGTCCTTTACATCTTTATACACATACCAGTTCTCATCAAACCTGCTTGTGGCCTTAAGGGTTGCCAGTCTCTCAAGGGTCAAGTGCCCCATTTCTTTCAAAATTTGATCATCAATCTGCTCAAGGACATTCTGTCCATAGACTTTCTTCAGCAAAACTTTGCCATGATTACAGATTTCTTTTAAATAGCTTACACTGAACTCATGCATTTCTGGTGTCATTGGGTCATCCCACCCTAGAAATACATCTGAGGCCGGACGCAGGTGCTCAAGTTCAATGATCTTCTTATACAAAGCTGAGAGAGCAGATGGCTCTGTTTCCTCTTCTTTGTTCTTGAAGTATCCATTATAGCAGCAGCTAATGAGGATTTGAAGATCTTTGATGATCAAGCCTGAGAGTGGGTTGAAAAGGTTAGCCCAGGTGATGAAACCATCCCTCTTCTTTAGCAAGAATGGTTTTGATGATATTTGCAATATTGAACTCAGAACTCTGTGTACCAAGAATACTTGAAGCTCAGATCTAATCACTCTGGGAATCTTCCCTATCATCTTGTGTGGCTTAGGTATTTCTGGCTGAGAAACAAAACCTTCCATGACAACATATCTGAGCATAGTTTGTAATTCTTCTGTAGTTGCTTTATCTTCCATCAAGGTTAACATTGAAAGCTTAACCATGAACCTCATGTCTTGTGAATTGACTGATGATCCTGATGAGAATGACACTGAGTCCCATGAATCACTGCCATATGCTTCTGTCCAGAAGGATAACATGCACTCGTAAAGTGAAAAGCACTTGCAGAGGTTTGTCAATTTACTGAGCTTATAAGATACAAAGTCTGTGACAAGCAAGTCCCCACAGTCGTAATGATGTTTAAACACTCCTTCATTGTGCACACAAGAGTGCAGAAACATCTTTTCAACTGCAAAAGAAACAAAAATATGACTTTTGGAGCTGGTGGGCTTTATAAGTAGATAAACTGCACTGTTCTTTATCCTCTTAATTATGAAGAAGTTATCCTTCACATGCTGTTTAACAGAAGCTGACAACTCAGAGCCTACAAGAGATACCATCTGTGCCCATGATCCCATGGGAGTTCTAGTGATGTCCATGTGACAGCTTAACATTTCATTTGGATTCTGACCTAGTCCGGGCTGATGAATCATCTGAGCCCTCAACCTGAGCTCAAAGTCCTCTCCTAATCCACAGAAAAGTCCTGATTCAGGAGTGAAGTTCGTGATGTCATTAAGATACAGGTATGATTCCAAGTTTGTGAGATCATGATCCAATGAAAATGTTCTTTTACTATTGACCCTACATTCTTTTATTAGAGGATTATCTTTAAACTTCATGCCATTGACACCAAGACTAGCTGCATAAAGCCTCTCGTCAGAAGTCATTTCAATCTTAACTCTGTGGTATTTATTCCTCTCATCAGGTCGGTCCAGACCTTCACCTAAGGCTTGTTGCAATTCTAGCTCGGGATTGTCCTCCATCCTGCTTATGCTACCCATCCCTGCTGACATGACTACTTTTGACCAGATCCCAGCCATAGGATGTTCGCCTGATACAGACAAGTCTGCAAGTCTGGAAACAGACTTTCCTTCTGGGCCTTCTGTTGTTACCCAGCCAGGTATTTGCACAGTGGACTTCTTCTCATAGATGTTTCTTACAAAATCTCTACTCTGCATCTCAGTCTTGAAGTCATCTACTTTCTTCTGTGCTTCATTCATATTCAATCTGATCCTCTCATCCTGGCTGAGGCCCATATCGAAGAAGGACGAATCTTTTAAATCCTGATGGGCTTTGTTTATACATATATTGATAATACTGGACAAGTAGGTCATGTCGGGCGACATCTGACTAAACTTTTCAAACATCTTTCTTTTGAAAGTTGGGAAAGAGGCTTCAGTTTTGTCCCAGTCAATCTCTATCAGAGATAATGAACTTAATAATTCTCTTTCAAGTTTTGACAGATCCTCATCTGCACCTTCAAGGGCTGGAAACATCAACTTTGCCTCTTCAAACACTGAAACTGCGAGTCTAAAGCGAAAGACTAGTTCATTAGCTTCTTCTTCTTCAAGTTCAAGGTTTGACCAAACCCCGTTTCTATGTGTGGCAATGACAGACAACACGACATCCTGATCATTGGCTCTGTTCGCACAGGCCAACTCATATTTTCCGATCTTATTCATTGCAGAGTTTCTGCAGCCATTCTCATCAGCCCTGTACGTGGCAAACTCAATGACATGATATACTCCGCCAGTTGTGTTTATGATCATGTCAGGAGATAAAGTGTCAAATCCATCATTCATTATTGGGAACACTGACATAAATTTCTGATCAGAGGAACCGCACAGATGGCCATAAGTGAAGTCATGTACAAAGTTGCTAAGTTTCACTCCAGTTATTACACACTCTGGCTTCAGGGTTGACCCAATTGTAGAATTGGAGTCCAATGAGTCAAGACTGAAATCAATCTTCACTTCATCATCTTTTTTAGTAATAAAGAAGTTAGGTAGAGCAACATCAATTAGTGTGGAATCATAGTGCAACAGCCTTTTAAGTGTTAACCCTTTCTTGAAGTTGTGCTGTCTTGCTATTATTTGATTCATGTTTGGGCGCCTTTGTG